GAACGTATTTATTACATCTGTCGGTGTACCTAGTAGATGATCATATTCCGAATATCCAAGTTCTGATATTGTACTGTCCGAAAGTAGAACTTCCAGATCCACTATACCATCATTTATGAATATCGAATAACTCTCCGGACCTACACCCAACAATCGTAGGAATCCACTACTTACTATTGTAATCGTATTAAAGCTCAACGTACACCTTTTTTGTTCATACGGTACACGGGACATATTACCCATAGATCCAGCGAAACCTAGGATTCTTTGGTTCTTGGATGTCTTTGGTATCTCGATGGTATTACTATATGAACTGTTCCTGTTAGATACGTTACCAATGGTATTAAGCTGTATATTAAAGTTAATATCATCAGTCTGGTATAAGTCTAGTTCCTCGTTACCTATTGTTATTCTATACATTATAGAGTCGGTGTTATAAGATCTGGAAGATCTATGGTTACACTTATTTCGTTTTTTTCGTTCTTGGTATTAAGTGAATAATTCGAGTTGAGTGTCACATCCAACCACTCACCGGATACGAATGGTCTATGTGATGAATACATCTGTACCATTGGTGATGTGAAAAGTGATTTAAGTACTTCCGATTCATTATCATCTATCGTAGCGTTTAATCTATAACTTACTCCACCTGATTTTCCGATGGATTTTTCACCTACACCATATGAACCCACGTTCGGATAGGTATTACTACTTACATTACCGATCGATCTTGCGGTTAGATTATAACGATAGAACTTGTCGAACAAGTGGAACGAGTATCCACCATCATTATTGAACCACTTTAGGTATACCCCTGATGTAGATGGTACTTTCTTTAATCTTAGGTTAGTCTTGAAAACATCATCCTCCAATATTTCCAATCTATTTATAGTATCGGATAACGGAAGGAAGGTAGATGTAGTCCAATTTGTTCCCACCTTGTCCACTATTATCCTGAAAGCTCCCGTGAACTGTGTAGATATGGCCGCGGATGTTCCACCACTATTTAGATTCTTTACCTTTATATTCTTGGATGTCGAATGTGTCAGTTTATGTAACTCGAACGAGAATGGATATCCCTCGAAGTATGTTAGGTTGTAATCCGTCCCATTGGTGGAATAGTTGTTTATCTGTGCATTGTTGGTATATATCTGTTCCCCTACTTGTTTGACACTTCGGTAAAACTCGAATTCGTACGCCGTACTAAAAGCTTGTGGTATAGTAGAACCGGTAGGTGGTGCGTTCGTCGTAAGTATGGTGGTCGATAATGTCGTGAACGAACCGGTTATACTTTGACCCCACTCCGTAGTGATCACTGCACCGTTCTCGTCCTTGAACGGGAACTGCTCGAATATTGCTTTTGCAGCATCCTTGTAGTTGAATAGATATTTACCGTCCTTATCAGGGAATATGAAAAAACTATTAGGAAATATACTTTCAGGTAATATTATTATCTCCGCACTTACAGGTGCGGTACTCGATGATACGGAAAACTCTACGTAACTATCATTATACGCTGGATATATACTACCCGATACTGTTTTTGAAAATGTATTTGCCATGTTATATGTTGTTTTCTAGGATTGTTAGTTCCGCGGTAATCGTATCCACGAAAAGACCTATGTTGAACTGTGTTACTTTTTTTATTATATCATCTATTCTTTGAGGTGTGATAACTTCCTCGTATATCTTCAATGAACTTTGTCTGTCAGTACCTTCTTTTGCTATCTTTTTAGCTATCGCCCATGCTAACCCTGTCTGTGTTCCTTCGTTCGGCTGGATACCTTTTTGTTTGACCCAATCCAATATGTTCTGTACCGGTGGTTGTTTACCGGCTGATCTTCCAGCAAGATACGTATATCCCTCCAACGATACTTTGTTGGGTTGTGAGGTTATCGTTAATCCACGTTCCCATTCGCCGGATACCATTTTACCACTTTGTTGGTAAGCAACCCTTAAATCATCTACTATCGATTGCATCTCGAACTGCAATAACTCTTCGTTGCTTTTATACATCCTCTGATATATTATAGGTTACTATTATCCCGTCCAGTCCGTAATCGTTCAGGTTGATTACCTCTACTACCCTCCATGAGTTGAACGTGTAATTACCTGTACACTTTATTGTGGACTGTAATGTTGAGAGTGCACCTAACATCAATGGTCGTATATAAGTTTCGTACTTATAATCATACGTAGCATCCTTGGTAATATCAGAACTCATTAACATCATGAACGCACCACTATATGTCTGTTCTATGACCGAACCATAATCATTGAACGTATGTTCTGTGACAACGGGGTCGAGGAACAAGTGTATCCTGTCCTTTTTTTCTACCTCATTATATAAATTTTGGTAATCACTCCTTGCGTATAAAAACTCAAAGTTATTAGTTTCTGAAATCGATTTTAGTATTGTGTACATTTTCTTTTTATTTAATTTGTTCCATTTCCATTTGTAGATCTGCTTTGACCCTATCCATGTACATCTTGGTAAATATATCCGAATACGGTATGTTCATTATGGATTTCCACTTTGTGATATCCCCGTTGGATACCGATTCCAATGTATTATATATACCGAACTTATGTAATTTTTCACTACCGTTTACAGATTCCCATTTAAAATTAGCATGATTGGAACACAATGAGTTTAGCTCCGCTTGTACGATCGTATCGATTTGATTACGTATCGAGTTCAGTAATCCGTACAATGTTATTATCTCCATATTATATACTTCCTTGGTGGATATTTTCTGTACCATGGATATTATTTTAACTATTATCCCAACGTCGGATTCCATTAGGTTATCCTTTATAAAATCCACGTGTTTAAGTTTCATATAGAATACATCTTGGAACGTGTCAATCGGTTTAATGAACTCTAGGTACGTTATGTATTCATGTATAAGTTCCGGATCCTGTTTTAGAAAATCCCTAAATTTATAATTAATCAGTACTTCCATCTTAACTTACGAATTTTAAACTATTGGTACGGTTCATTGTCTGTGACAGGAAGTACTCGAACGCATACCTTGTAGCATCTATACTATTATCAACATCCGCTGATTTATTGGGTACACCGAGACTCTTACCTGTCCTATCCTTAGCGTACGAATAACTTCTGAACTCATCTATCATTTCTTTCGAGCTACGTGTTATCGATTTCTTATACGTGTGCATCAGGTCGATTCCACTCATTACATCCCGTTTTTTGTGTGATGTGACTGGACAACCATATGCTCTCGCTTCCGATATCATTTCAGGTCTTGCACTATCACACGTTATTACAGAACCCATTAGTTCCACGTCACTTTTTATATGTTGTACTATTCTTGGTGTCGTCATTCCACTCTTGAACAAACTCTGATGTAATACTATCTCCTTGTCACCGAACTTGTCCATGTACTCATATAGTTTAACTATCGCGGTAACGTGGGTAAAACCAAAATCCAGTCCAGCTCCAAGGTATCTAGCATGTAATGGTACTGTATCTATGATATTCCAATCTGTAGATTCCTCGAATATTACACCTTCCACTACACCAAGTTCCCCTAATCCGAGTACCCTCCACTTGTTCTGCCAGAACGGTGAACCAGTTTCTTGCCACTTACGTTTGTAGAACATGATGGATTCAAGTTCCTGTTTAGGTATATATTGGTTATCCTTATAATTCACGATTATAAAATCAACGTTAGGTTGACCCTTTAGTTCCTCGTGTGCCCAAAATGGTCTACGTGGGTTAAAATCCAAAATGGTAAAACCAGAAGTCCTACCCTGTAATTCAATGAACGTATCGAACTTTATATTATCTGCTTCGTTTATGTATAGGTGTGTACGTCTTGAACCAAGTCTTGAACTCTCCCCATCTACCGAAAAGAACTCCAATACATTGCTACCGTACGCGTACGTCTTGTCCGTCTTGTTTATATCGAACTTATCGTACAGATCCATATCCTTTAAAATTGACTCCACATCCCGTATTACACCTGATTTTAGATTGGGTAATGATTCAGCCACTACGGACATTACTAAATTAGTACGGTTACTTATCATATAGTATATAAACAGCTGTAGGATGGAAATTGTCTTGGAACTCCCTTTGCCTCCTTGGACTACCCGTATGGGCTTGTCCAATTTGGCAATCTTCTTAAACGCTCTAGCTGATTTATACTTTCCCATTACTTTAATTTCTTGGTATCTACTACTTCCTCGTGATCTATATCGATAGTACTGTTTACTATTTTATCTATTAATGATTGTGATTCCTTATCCCCCGCCTGTATCATAATAGTCGGGCTATGGTTAAGTTGTACTTGTGGTGTTGGCGTAAGATCCTTGAACTTCAACTGCATTATCTGCCACATATAGTACTTACTTGATTTCTCAGCATCAGCTGATAGAAGTTTTTCACCTATATTCCTTTTTTGTACAGACCTCAATGAGTCCATGAACTCACGGAATTCCTCAACTTCCTCTTGATCTATATTTTTTTGTGATTCCAATGATTGAGCACTGATGGTAGGTGATTTCCAAAACTCCCATGTCGATAATGCTACCCTATCCTTTTTGGGAAGTGCATGGTTCGTCAGCACACGTAGATCTTCATCGGTGTACAATATACTTGCCTCACCTTCCGCTACCTGCTTCAATGCTTTAAAGAATTTAGGAAATTTACTCATATCAATTATTATTTAGTGAAGTATAACCATGATTCTTGGTTTCTTCGTTTACGTAATCCCTTTGATTCCATTCCGTTGACAAGTACCCATTTCTGGAACTCGAAATCTATATATGGATCATTTGGGTCTTTGTTTACCTTTTTTAATAGTGTCGAACTTTTCAATGCTCCTAATCCTAAATTATAAGTGAAGGATATGAGAGCATCGAACTGGTTCTGTGTAATCGGTTTTGTGACCACTCTTGTAACACCTTTCTCGAATATATCAAGTATATCACATAACAACTCTGTTGCTTCCGATGAAGTTATGGGTCTATCAGTCATCCTGACCTTTCTACCATCTGCATAGTATGTGTTACCGTATCCTATTGTAGGTACACCGGCAGGACATAAATAAGGATGGTTTCTAAATCCTTCGTGTTTCTTGATTAGGTCAAGTCCTTTTTTACTTACTTTCATATTTATTCTAGTTAAGGACATCCGAATTGTCCGAATATTACCTGTATGTTATTAAGATTACCAGTTGGTGGCGTACTCTGTGTTATACTAGTACCTGTGTATGTATAATAAGTTCCAGTATCTGGACTGATTGCTCTTCCACTGGCAGTACCCGTAACCGTTGTGTAGAATGTTCCACCGCTACCACATTGGTTTAATCTGTAATAAGTGACCATAGGCGCAGTTCCACCTGATTGAGCTACACTGAACGAATCACTTTGTCCTGCACCACTAACAGTTACCGTACCACCTCTTTCAGAAGTAGTTGTATTGGCCTGTAATGTCACTGTAATAGTGCCATCATTAGTACCACTGGTAGGACTAACACTTATCCAACTGGCATTATCTGATACAGTCCAGCTTGTATTGGAATCTACTCCCACATTGAAACTTCTTGCAGCATCATTAAAACCAACTCCGTTCTCACTAAGTATGATAAATGGTGCAGCAGTAACTGCTGCTTGTGATACTGTGGTTGTGACAGATTCACCACCTGCTGTTAATGTTATTGTAGCTGTTCTGACTGCTCCTATATTGCCTGTATAAGTTGCCCTAAGAGTTGTATTACCACCTGCTCCTGATGCTTTGTTCAAGGTCAACCAAGCTGCATTACTTGTCACAGTCCATGCCCTATTAACCACCATGATATAGTCTATGAATCCTGATCCATTACCAACTGATTCGCTTAAAGAAGAGAATCCAAGGTATGCAACCCCATAAAAATCATCAGGAAATACTGCTTTAGTACCAGCAGGAATACTTGCAGGTCTACTTGCATTGAACATTGCATCAAGATCTTGTGCAGAATTAAATTTATCAGCTACAAAACTAAATGTCAATATCCCTGATGTAGGTATAATTAAATTTGCCATATTATAATGATGCGTTTGCTGTTATGTTTCCTTCTGTTGATAATGCGCCTGTTAAACTCAATGAGAACCTAGTTGCTCCGTTGTACTTAAACACCAATGAGCTACCGCTCTGGTCAATAGTCCAGTTCCCTGTAATAAATGATGCAGCGGTTAGATTCCCGGTCGTTGAGTCGTTCTGGTCACTTCTAAGGAACTGTGTTGAATTAACATTATCCAATAACTGTGAGTTAACCGCAGTACCACCAATGGCTAAAAATCTTGCATCACTTTGGGTTTCGGTAAAATATCTTGAATCGAATCCCGTATAACTACTTAAATTAGTTATTTGACTGGTAGTATGGGTATGAGCTGATGGAGCAAATGTTGATGGCTTGCCACTTAATGATGCCCACGTACCATTAAACGAATCAGTGATACCATATCCTGATAATGTAGTCGGTTTGTTTGTTATGGATACAAATGTATGTGTGTGTGATGTATTCGATTTACCATCCAATGCACCTTGTAAATCTGTTTGGGATGATAAAGTACCTGCAATTGTTCCCCAAGTGCCTCCTCCACTACCGGTAGAATCGGTATTAATGTTTACAATTGATTTATAGACTACTTCCAGCAACGATTCAATAACATCCGCTTGGTTTCCATATGTACTCCCATTGATCGTAAATTCCCCAAAATGTGTAGATGATAATAGTTTAAACCTAGTATCATACGTGTTGTATATGGACACATTGGTAGTACCCGATTTCATGGGTTGGTATATCTTGTTATATGTAGTTCCGTTAAGTGAGAACCTTTCGGAATCCACTGAATTGATTATGATAGCCATATCCTTATTTTATTTTTTCGTTGTTCATTATCGTTTACCATACTTGGATTCGTAATAATCCAATGATTTTGATTGTTTTATAATAAATTGTTTTTGCTCACTTACTAACAAGTGTAGTTCCTCTACCTGTGAACTCATCTTTTTTAATGTGTTCTCAAAATCCTGCTCTAGTTCAGTTATCCTATTTTTATAGTGTAAAGAATTAGTGTCCAGCATATCCTTGAATATCTGCAGTGATTTTTCTACATTTACCAATCCAGTATTTTCAAGGTTTTCCTGTTCCACTAGTACTTCTAGTTTTGACTTTTTATTGGTAAACTTTGATTGTATATAATCTTTTTTAAGTGCTAGGATAGTTGTTATTATTCCTAGTGCCCAAGGTATTATTTCTTTATATTGTTCCATTTAACTGGGGTTTTAGTGGATTTGTTGTCATTATTCTGTATATCTATTTTTATGTAGTAGTATAAGTTATAGAAATTTGAGGTGCATCCGTTGTTGAATTGTCCCAACTTTTTCCCCTTCTTACATTTGTACCTGTGCCTGTTACCGCTTCGATTATTACCCCTATTGAACTACTAGAGGTGAAACCAGCTCTATTAACTATTTCTTGAAGTTACCGTAATGGGCGGGGACACCGTAGATGGGGTTCGTTGCCAAATAACAGTATTACCCAACATAACTTTACCAACCCCATGTATATTTACTATATTATCATTCCCAAGTTTTATCATTATATTCCCACTTTATTTAATCTTTCTTCCAACTCTGCGATTTTTGCAATTAATAAATCCGTATAACTGACAGATTTCATTCCTTCATTATCAGTTCTTACAAATTCTGGATTAGTTTTTTCTAGCTCTTGCGCTATTACACCAGTTCTATATTGGCCTTTTTCAGTTTTAAACTCAAAAGATTTCCATTTAACTGGAATAGTTTTAATTTCTAAATCTTTTATTTTAGCCTTTAATCTTTTATCAGATGAAGTTGGAAAAGATGTTGCCGTTATATCTCCATTCATCTTGGCTTGATTACCCTGCACCCAGAATCTTTCTTGACTGCCAGTCCAAATACCTACTCTTTCGGAAGCACCGTTTAACCTGATTCCTGCCTCCACATTATTACCTCCCTGACCATCGTTATATATAAATGAGTTAGATGTCATTAATCGAAAAGAAGAGTCAGTTTCAAAATTACCAGATGTACTTATGGTTTGTGAAGCCGTTATAGTACCACCTACCGTTAAATCATCCTCTACGTTAATATTTCCTTGAAGGTTTAAGAATCCAGTAGAACTATTATCTATTCTGAAAGTCCTATCGGCAGTACTTCCATCTGTATTATGAAAATCAATGTATCTACCTATTTCAATAACACCACTTGTTTCAACAGGGCTTATTACACCCCATCTATTACCAGAAACTGTTATATCAAAACCGTGATATAAACCTGCATTTAACCCACTACCTGCTCCGTCGTTACCGTCTGTCCATATTTTTCTCCAATTCCAAGCCCCAGATTCTGAATTTCCTAGATAATAATCATTATTACCACCAAAAACTTTATAGATTGCCATATTACGACCATCACTACCACCGTTAATAAATAATGTTTGTCCAAAACCAGACGTGTAGTTTGTTGATGAAGATGAATTGGAGGTAACCAATAATCCTCTAGCAGGTACATTATAATCAGAAAATACTGTGTTTGCATTGCTTTGATTACCTCCCGTTAGTACCCAATCTGATTGAAGGGATTTTACCCCTAATGCTCCCAATTTACTTTGGGATGTACTACTAGTGTTTAATAAACTACCATCATTACCAGA